CACACAGTCCCGTTGATGAAGACCTCGATGGAGTCCGCTCCGCTTGCCGCCGTGACTTTGACGGTGACAATGAAGGGCTCGGTCTCGTCGATGCCCAGCATGCAATCGTTCCCGTCGAGTTCAGTCTGCGTTACTGCGCCCCCCACGCGCACGACAATGTCGCGAGACCCAAAACGATGGTCGAGAAAGATGAGTCCGCCGGGTACGTTTGACGCCGTCGTGTTCCGGTTCGCGAAGACCTCAGAGAACGTCGTTGACACCGCGTTGAGGTTCATCCCAACGTCGACAACGAACGGCTCCTCAGCAAGCCAATCCCAGTCCGCTGGCGACGTGGCGGCCTGACCGCTGGCTCTATCGGAGGCTGCGAACTGCCAGCAATCCAACGGTCCGCCGCAGTTCGCGGCGGTGGCCCAGTTGCCTCGACGAGTGGGGAATATCTGGCCCAAGCATTCCGTCGTCTCACTGTCGGCGGACGGGCATATTTCCCGCGTGGCGCCGATTTCTTCCGCGTTGGTCGCACCCGCCGCGAAGTCAATCCACGCCGCAAGGTGGTACTGCGGGTCTGCGGGAAGTGTGAGGGGCGCTTCTGACCCGTCCGCCCCGTCGTCATAGGTGCCAAGGTGGCCCCACGAAACGCTACCCGTGTAATCCATCGTGGCCGCGGTGGGAGCGTGTGGAGGTGGGGCCGTGACCACAAGAACGAACGGGACGCAAATCCCGGCCACGACGGCCGCAAGCCCGCCGGCCCATTTGGCGATGCGGGGGCCGTTCATTGCGTATTGGCGCGGAATCCCCGGACCCATTAGTAGCGTACGCCCACAAGGTGAAGCGTGGACGTGGTGGAGTCCGCTTTACACGTCCAAAGCTCCGTCCCGGTGGGGACCGGAAGCGATGTCACACAACCCGCGCTTTTGTCCGTGCAAATTGGCAACCCTTGCGCGTCCGCCACGCCGTTGGTGGAAATAAGCCGCACCACGTCCGTGGTGGTGGGTGTGACGAAGAATTGCCGCGCTGTCCCGTGGGCAACGCCGGCGGAATCCGCCACCGTCAAAGTGGGCAAGGCCACGCCGGAAGACGTGCAAGCAATCGACGCGTGGCCCCCGTAAAGCGCTGTGGCGCTTTGAACGCCGGGGCCGTCCGCGGATAGCGCCGCGGTGGCGAAAGCCTCCACGGCCGGCCACAACGCGGACCGCGAGGCTTTGAAGATGGAAACCGTGGCCGCGGACATCGCAATAATTGCGACGCCCAAAGCGATCCCGGTGGCGATTTGTTTGGCGGCGCGGCGGATGTTTGTCATCCCGAAACGCTACCATTGGCCCCCGCTAGGCGTCTTGGTCCACGAGGCGCCACGTAACCCACGACTCGGAATCGGCGCGCGCGGTGGCCCCAAGGATGCTAACCGCGTCCGAATGGACCACGTAAACTGTGTGCGCCACCGCCTTAATCACCTCCACGTCCCCGGAAAACGAAGCCCAAGCAACGCCGCCGGCTCCGGAGATCGCCACCGGTCCGCGCGCCAACACGGTGGGCCCGTCCTCTTCCACAATGATGATTTGGGCCGTTTGTCCCACCTTCCCCCCAAAATCCACCTCCAAAGATGCGGCCACCACCGCGCGGCCGGTGGCCGGGGACGTCCACTCGCCAGCGGTGGCGTCGTAGTCGCCGCCAATGTCCCAATCTTCAGAATTGCAAACCACCTTGTGGGTCCCGCTACCTCCAATTGATTGTGCGGTGGCGTTGCGGTGGGCTCCGGAATTGGGGATCGGCAAAAACCACCGCGGGATGGCGTTGTCCACCACGGACAATTCCGAGACGTTGCGGTCAAAATCCCGGTGGGCGATCTTGATATAGTCCGTGGCCCGTGGGTCACGGTCCGCGATTAGCGCCAACCGATCCCGGACAACGTTTTTCAGTGTCGCGCTTGATGGAGTAAAGCCGGAGCTCGCCCCCACGTGGACCTCCGTCTCCGCGTAATTCGCATTCAACCGGGCCCCCGGCCAATCCCACGCCACAAGCGTGCCGTAAGCCACTCCTTTGACGGTCACGCCACTTGGCTGGAGCGGTGGATTGCTTCCGTCCACCTCCACGACGCCCACGGCTTGGATTAGATTGAACCATCCGTGGCGACGGCCGCAAACCTTCCCACGAAGGGAAAGCGTTGTTTGGCGCCGCACGATGCTGTGGCGGATGTCCACAACCGCGAGGTCCGCCACCGCATCAAAGCGAATGCCGTCCGGGTTAAATCGGATGATGTCTTCCGGCTCCAAAAACGGCCGGTAGCCAACTTGGACGCCCACGTCCGTTGGAGCGGTTGCGAGGTCCGATAAAGCGTTATTGGCCAACGCGGTGGCTTGTGTGGAATCGTTCAATTGGCTTGTGGAAGACAATCCGAACCGACAATAGCGCCGCCGGTGGTCCAAGATGGATTGCGGATGGGTCACAAGAACAAGCGAACGGCCGAAGACGCCGGCCCGGTCCGGGGACGAAGAGTCCCCGTAAGCAACCTCCACCACGTTCCGGATGTCGATTGAACTCGTGGCGAATCGGCTGAATTCTTGGACGTGCTCCGGGTCCAATTCGAGCATTCCGGAAGCCCACGTCTTGGTCCGGTCCGGTTCATAAAACGTCAAGCGGTCCACCTTGCGGTGGTCATCCCAAACGTATTTGCATCGCCACCCCAATTGATCCGCGGACTCTTCAAGCTTGGCCAATAGATGGTTATCGGATGGCGTTATCCACTCCAAAGCGTCCCACGAAGGGGAAACCGGCGTCCGGAGCTCGATGGGGCCTTGATCCCACCCGGCCGCGTCGGTTTGGTCGTCCACCATTTGCTGTAATTCACCTTCAATCGCGGTCCCAATGGCGGACCCGTAAGTAAACTCCACGGGGGGGGACACGGTCCGGTCCGGTTCAATCCATCGGTCTTGAAGCTCACTCCCCTTGTCCGTGACCGTAACCTCCACGATGGGCTTGCTTGGATCGTAGGCCGTCACGAAACCATCAAAAACTGTGGACCAAAAGGGGCCCGCGTCTTCAATGGTGGACCCGGCCGGCATCGCGGCAACTTGGAATTTGAAACGGCCGGACAATTGGACAATTGGCGTCGTCCCGTTGTTCTTTGTCGCCACCTCCGGAGCGGCCGAGTCCCCGGAGCGCTCGCGGCCAAGCTTCAAAACGCCGGTTTTCACTTGGGCTTCGTTTTGTGTTCCGTGTTCGAAGTCCACGACAAAATCGCATCCGTCCACGTCCGTGAGATCGCGCCAACCGCCGGCCCCGTCGTCAACCAATGCGCGATGGAAAAACGCTCCGGACCCGTCCGCGTAAAGCGTTGCGAGGTCCCAATCCCTAATTCCGCGGCCGTATGAATCCCGGATGCAATCCGCCCCCGCGGCAAAAGCGGACGCGCGGATGTCATCGATGGACCCAAGCCACGACGTCAACCCGGGGCCGCCGCCAATCGAAAGCAAAGACGCGCCGCCACCGGTGGGCAACGCTTCATCGGCCCACGTCCCCGCCAACTCCCCGTTGATGTAGGCCGCCACGTCGCAAACGGACGCGGTCCCGGAAGCCGGGGCCGATCGCACAATGGCAAGGTGGGTCCACTCCCCGGCCACGATGGCCGCCGTCGTGTGCCCCGAATGCGCAACGCCGCTTCCGGTTTCCCATTTCCATCCGAGCAAACCGGCCGCGGAAATTTGCATTTGAAAAGCGGCGTTGGCCGTCGACGCGCCACCGGACGCTTGGACCGCATAGACTACGCGCTCCGTTCCGATGGACGTTAACTTCACCCACCCTTCCACGGAAAGGTTGACCGCCTGGTGCTCCGTGACGTCGTCCGCGGTATGCGGACGCGACGCGTAGCTTGTCCCGTTGAAGGACCGGGCCCCGGGTCCGCCGGACGTGGCGACGGCCCCGGACGCGGTCCCCACCGTCCCCGTGGCTGTCAACGAAACGCCGCCGGTGGCGTCGACGATGGACCCGGACGCTTCGTCACATCGGAATAACGCGATCGTGTCAACGGCGGACAATAAATGCGGCGCGTAGGGTGAGGGAAGCTCGCGCATCTATACTTCCGAAACCATAAATTCGAGCAAGCGGGCCCCCGGGTCAAACACGCCATCGAGCCAAACGCCGCGTTGTGGAAGCTTGGTAATCCGACAATGGACGTCGACCACGTCCGCCGCGGTGGCCGCATCGATAACGGTTCCCCCAAGCGCCATCCGCTTCATCTTCGGCCACGGGTTGGCATCGTGGAACGCGTAAATTCCGGCCACCCACGCGTCCGGGATTTCGAACGGAAGCACCACGAAATCCGAAACTACGTTTGGCTCGTCCGCCCCCGCCGTATCAAAGCCCCCAAGACGCGCGATGCCGGTGGACTCCACGCCTGTCCACCATCCCGTGTTGTGGGTCCCCTCCACGCCGTTGCGAAATTGTTGGATTCCGCCGGCCGGGTTGGCGCTCGCCCCCGCGGAATGCGCGGCCGCCCCCTTCACGATGTAGTGGAAAAACGTGGTCCCGTCCGCCCCGGCCCCCACATCCGTGGCCGCGTCCTTGCGCCAAACGATGATGGTAAAGCCTTGCGTTGGGTCCCAAGCGCCGCCACCGGGCTGTCCCATCTTCGTGGCAAGGTCCCAACCGCAAGTAGCGCTGTCCGTCACGGTGGCAAGCGTCGCGTGTTTGCCACCGGTGGCGGAAACCGTCGCATCGCTTGCGAGCTCCGGAGCAACCGCTTTGGACGTGTATAGATCGCCCACGAAGCGGGCCACGTGACCGTTCCCTTCCACGAAGCGGCGGAAGATGTCCGCAACCGGGGCCGCCGTGAACGTGGTCCGCCACCTCCACCGGCGTTTCCTTGCCGTGTATTCGTCGAAATGCTGTCCGTTGACGGAAACGCCGGCGGACTCATTAATGAAAAGCGGTTCCTCTTCCACGCTGTCCCGCGCGTCCGACGTGTAAACGCCACAAATTTCCGTGTGGGCCATTGTTCAATTCCCCGATTGGCCCCGGCGGCCGGTCCGGCGGGGATAACCCATTACGCGGGCCGCCTCCGCGTTGATCGTGGGGCCGTCCACCTTCTCCAATATCATTGTCACGGCCCCATAAAAACTTACGCCCCCGGCCCCGTCCGGCGTCTCCGCGCGGTATTGAGCGGTGGGAACCCGGTACCCTTGGGGGACGTTGGCGAGGCTTTGCCCAAATTCGCGCAAGGCGGTGGTGTTGTCCCGCAAAGCGGCGTTTGCCTCTTCATCATCGGCCCGCAATTCGTCCATCGAGCCGGCAAACAGGCGGATAACGTCTTCCGGATTAAAGCGCTCTTTGTCCAGATTGAATTTCGTCCCGAAATTTTTCAATCCCGTTAAATCGCGGACCCATTGGACCAACGCGTCCGCGGCATCCGCCACCGCCACAATCCACCCGCCAACGGTGAAGACGGCGGCCCGCATCCAAAAGTCAACTTTGGCCATCCCAAGCGTCACGACGTCAAGCCACATTGTTAGGGACCCAAGCCCAACCGCCACAAGGTCAATGATCGGCAACGCCACTTGGACAAGCCGGACAAAGAAAAGCAAAAGGGACGCAATTGGCTTGGCCAAATTGTTGAGCGTTGGCGCGAGCATTTCCACGGACTCCGCCACGGACTTGAGAAGCACCCCAACCACAACGAAGATTGGGGACAGCGCTTTGATGATGGTCCCGAGCATATCAAAAACCGGCGTCAAAATTCCCAAGGCCGCAATGAGATCGTCAAGCGCGCCCCCCACAATGGTCCCAAGAACGCCGCCAATGGCCTCCCCAATCGCGGCCCCACCGAAGATTGAGCCAATTATCCCGCCGGCCATCGAACCCAGTTGTTGTCCCCCCGCTTCCCCTCCGCGTCCCTCCGCCACCGCTCGGACCATCGAACCGTCTTGGAGGGACTCCACGAATTTGGACAACGCGTTGGCCGTGATTTCGCCAACCTCGCGGCCAAAATCGTCCATCGCGTCCGCGGATTCATCGATGGCCCGGACAAAAGCGGCCATCCCGTCCAACGATGAAGACACAACGGCGGCCGCGCGTTCCGCTAGCGTTTGGGAAAGGTCCCAAATTTCGGACTCGACATCAGACCCACTATATGAAGCCATTTCCGCCGCGCTCGCGGCTTTGGTGTCGCCAAATGAATCGTCCAACGTGATGTCTTCGCCGTTCGCCCACTGCATCGCAAAGCCGCCGGCCATCATTTCAGGCGAGGCGGGTTGCTGGCGTTCCGAATGCAACGCGTCCGCCTCCGCCTTTTTGCGGGCCGCCTCCGCGGCCGCCTCCGCCTCCGCCTTGGCCGCCGCCGCAATCTCTTTTTGCTGCGCCGCATATCGCGCGGCCGCGGCCGCTTTCTTGGCCGCGGACTCCGCCGCGTCTTTTTCCGCGTCCGCAATTTGCTTTGCAAGCGCCAATTGGCCCGCAATCTCTTTGCGGACTTGCTTCATTTGCTCGTGTTCTTGACGCCGGGCCCCCAACTCGTCCCGCAACGCTTCCAACCGCTCCGGGGCCGCGCGGGCCGCCTCCAACGCTTGACGCCGATGGCTCGCTTGCGCGATGGATGCCGCGAGTTCAATCGATTTGTTTTGTTGGAGCTCCGTTTCGCGGATTTCCTTCCGGATGTCCCCAACGCGCTCCGCGCTTTTCGCAAGCGCCACGTCCATCGCCAATTGTTTGTTTCCGTTTAACTCGCCCAACTTTGCGAGGTTGGCGGCCCGGAGCGTCTCCAATTGGCCAACGCCTTGGGCCGTGAAACCCGGCGTCAAATGCTCGATGGCCGCCTCCGCCTCCGCGGCCGCGTCCTTGGCCGCCTTTTTCCATTGGAGCCATTTGGTCACGCCGTAAGCAACCGCACCCCCAACCAAGGCCAAGCCGGTCAGAAGCGGGCCCCCCATGGCAAGCGCTTTGGCGAGGTTCCCCGCGCTCGATGCCATTTGCCCTAAGTTCTTGCCACCGGAAGCCACATTGGACGCAAGCCCCCCAATGGTGGCCCCAAGGTGGCCCAACCGCTCTTCCGCGGTCTTCGCCGTCTCGCGCATCGTGGCCGTCTTTTCCGCGGTGGCCGCGGTGGCCTTCGAGGTGTTTTTTAGCTTGTCCGCCACCTTGTTGGCGGTATTCCCAAGCGCGGCCGCGGCTTGGTCCGATTTCTTGGCCGCCTCCGTCAACTTTTCAAGGTCTTTCGCCGATTCGTTGACGACAGCGTCCAACTTATCGTTGGAGCCGGTCACCTCAACAAGAACGGTTCCCGCGGTTAACCCGGACATAATTCGCCGTCCTCTTCGCCCCCGTCGTCAATCTCCGGGATTTCAAACAAGCCCGCGGGGGCCATCCGGTCAATCCATCCGTCCGCTTCGTCCTCTTCCCGCTCCAACAACACGCGCGCATTGTAGCGCGTTGCCTCCGCCACCGTCATTTCCGGGCCGTCTTCCACTTCGCCCAAAAGGTCCGGCATTGTTGGCGGGGACGGCCGTTGGCCAATCGCGATTTGGCGCTCGATTCGGGCCGCCAAGATGCGCCACATCCGTTGGCGTTGCTCGCATCCGTCTTGATAGGCGGCCCGTTCGAACGGGTCCAAATCCGCGAGGGAAAGGGACGCATTGGGGCTTAATCCTAGGATTCCGCCAAGGCGGAGACATTCGGCGTGGAGGTCTTCCCGGACGCTTCGTCTTTTTTTTCCACGTCTTCGTCATCGTCCGTGATGATTCCCATCACGCGGTAGTAGCGTTTGGCCGCCTCCACCACCTTGTCCGCGAGCTCTTCAAACTTTTTGGGCTCACGGTCCAACCAATTACAAACCCGAGCGGGGGAAACTTTCTTGTCTTCCTTTGCGAAAGCATAGGCGGCGCAAATTGAAACGACGCCGGGATCACGGGACCCGGCCAATGCCTCGCGGACGCTTTCCCCAAGCGGCCCGCGAGCGAGCATAATTGTGTTTGAGGTGAATTGGAGACGGCGGGTTTGGGATCCAAGATGGATTTCCAAAAATTCCCCGGAGACATCGGTTGCCATGGCTTGCTTTCTTTCTGCGCCTATTAGGCGACGCCAGACGGAGTAATGGCTCCGCTTTTCTTGAGAGTGACATCTAGCGTTTTGAGGCCATCGCGCGGCGTTCCAATTTGGAAGTGGACCGAAGCCAAAAAAGCATATTGGCGCTCGCCCGAAACCGCGCCGCCGGGCTGATAAAGCACGGAAACCTTCAAGCGCGCTTCTTGGGCCGTTTGGAGCGTGACGAAGCCCGCGTCCGTGTTGTCAATCAAGACATTGAACGACAGCTCCGCGTGATCCCCCACCACTTCGTGGGCTTCCGCCCCCGCGTCGTCATTGGTCCCGCTATCGGTGGTCTTCGTGGTCAACGGGAAACGCGCGTCCTTGTGGTTCCCCACGACGTCAAGAGGCGGCGCGGTGGCCGCTTCGTCAACAAGAATTCGCGCAAGATAACCGGGGGTGAATGCCATCGTGAAGCCTCCAAAGATTAACGCTAACCCACGCCCCCGCTTGCCGCGCCACAAGACGGGCACGCGATGCCGCTATTGGTGGTCACCACCACCGCGCCGCATTTGCGGCATTCGATGCGGCCGCGGCCACCGCAACGGAACGCGGAGTCCGGGACCGGGACCGGCTCCCCGGAGCCAATTTCATAAGTAAGCCCGGGGGATGGCGTGGGATATACCGCGTCCGGCTTCGTGACGACGGATAGCGAATAGGCCCCCCCGTCAACGTATCCCCCCTGAAACATCGCAAGCGCGGATGGGTCCGCATCGAGCCAATCCGCGAGCTCGCGCAAAGCATCGGACGCGGAGGTGGCCAAGCGCTTCGTCATTGCCCAACCCAAATTGTGATGTTTAGGACCACGTAATTACGCTCCAAATGCCGCGGACTATCGATCGCGCGGAGGTCAATATAGGGAACGGACGAAACGGCCCCCGTCCAAGCCGCGCCAACGCGCCGCCGGCGTAGGTGTAGCGCGTCGTGAAGCAACCGCATTCGAGCAAGCGCGGTCCGCGATGTTTCGTCCGGCCCAAAACGATGAAGAATTTGGACGTCCACTTCACGCGTTTGTCCCGCGCCATCGTTCACGATGGACTTGCGCTCCGTCGTGAATGAAACCCACGTCCCCGTTGCGGCCACTTGCTCCCCGGCCGTGGAGGTGGCCCCCTCCGCCGTCTCCGCGTCCAACCAAACGTTTTGTCCAACACCCGTGGCCACGAAGTCCGCGGGACGCTCCGCCGCAATCAAAGCCGCTACGTCCCCTTCATAGTCCGGCGTCGTCATAGCGTCCGCCCCCGGCCACCGGACGGAGATCGCCCCCGCAACGCGCTTGGACTCGTCCCGCGGCCGCGGCCGCTTGGGGGATTCCCCGGCGGTGGCGTCAGCGGATAGCGGGTTTCAAGCGTTTCCATCTTCGCCCTGGTATCCATCGCGTCCACCATATGCGCGGCAAGAAGCGACGGGACAAGCGGAGATATCTCGGACGCGGCGCGTTGGAGGTATTTGGGGCCCCCGGACCCAAGCGATGCCAATTCGTGGACGGCCGCCGCATACGCGGCGGAAAAGCCAAAAAACCCGTCATCGGTTGCAAACGCGGTGGACCGCAAAAAACCGGTCCGGCTTGGGACGTTGGGCATCGCGCGGTCCAAGATGTCCACGCCCAAGAGATACTTTGCGACGTCGAAAGCGGCGGAGAATTTGTTCTTTGCCTTTTCAAGTCCGCGCTTGGCTTCGGGGATGCCGTGGACCCGGATCGCCAACTTCACGCGTGGGCCGCGCGCTTGTAGCTGTCCACCATTGCCGCGATTTCGATGGGGACGGATTGACCATTCCACGAGACGGCGGACGCCTCAAATCCGCGCGATGTGACCCGCACATCACGGCCGCGGCCAACCCATCGCGAGGTTGCCCACATCAACGCCGCCTCTTCTATTTCGTGGGGAAGCGTCCGGGCCGCCCCTGAAAATAAACCGGCCGCCGCTTGGCCCGGCGTCACATATCCCGCGGAGTAGGTCACCACAATTTCCGCGGCTTCGGTCCCGCGGATAGGCGTGTGCGAAATCGTGGGAAACGCTTGGGTGTAAACGGGCCACGTGGCGGACCGGTAAATCCCCACCGCTTCGTCGTGGCGCTCTTCAATTTCGTAATCCCCGGACGCTAGCGTGGTCCCACCCACTACAACGGAGGTGATGGACAAAACCGGAGTCCGTGAAAGGAAAATAACCGGATGCCCGTATCCCCGGATTTTCTCCACGTGGGCGTCGGTTCGCTCAAATGGCCGGTTGCAATAGCGCGCGAGCGCTCCGGAAACGCCAGCGATCATGCGCTCCGCGCGGGCCACCGCGGCCGCGTTAAACGTGGACGATCCCAATTCGTCTTCAAGCGCTTCCACGGTGCAGAGCGCATTTGCTGAAAGCGCCATCAATCCGCCTTGGGCTTGCGGGGCTTGCGGGGCTTGCGCGGGGCCTCCACGGCGGTGGCTTCCGGCTCCACGGCGGGGGCTTCCGGCTCCACGGCGGTGGCGGCTTCCGGCTCCACGGTGGCGGCTTCCGGCTCCACGGCGGGGGCGGGGGCCGCATACGCGGCCGCGGCCAACGCTTGGAAGCGTGCGGCCGCCGCAACCGCGGCCGCGTTGTCCGTCTCCGCTCCGTTGGCCCGCTTTTCGGCCGCTTTCTTGGCCGCGGCCGCGAGGTCCGCCGCCTCCGCGTCCGAAACCACGCGGACCAACCCGTTGGCCATCAACGCTTCAACCTCGCGTGGGGGCCAATGCGCGAGCGTTCCCGCACTGTATGGGCCAAAAGGGACAACAACTTGGCATCGGACGGTGGGGGCGTTTATTTGTTTCTCGTGGTGGTCTTTGGATATTCTCAAAAAAAAAGGCGGCCCGCAACCGGGCCGCCTTTTGCGCGGGTTGCGCGTGCTAGCTGTCCACGACGCGGCCGCCAAGAACGCAAGCAACCGAAACGGTCCCCGTGTCCGTGCTACCGGCGGAAAGCGTCGCCTCACTTTGAATGCGGACATATTTGGCGAGGGACTCCGCGTTTACGTCGATTTGGAATTCCCCCACTTCCGTGGTTCCGCCATCGCTCAAAAGCGTGGCCACGACGGACGCGGCCGCGCCGCCGGGTTGCAAGCGGGCCGCCACATCGGTCCAAACGGACCCGTCCGGGGAGTCTTGGACCGTGGCTTGGACAACGCACGTTTCCGCGTCCCCCAAGGTGGCGTTGACGGTTCCCACGAAGGAAAGCGACGTGGCCGCGATGCGGTTGATGGTGGCCCCGTTGACCTCCACGCCATCGTTGCCGGCCCCGGCCGTAATCGTGGGAATGATCAACGCGTAAAACGTCGCGAAAGTCGCACCAACTTTTCTTGGGAATTCCATCTTCATTGCTCCATCGGCACGCCGGCCGCAAAAGGGTTTGCGACGCTATGCGCCGCGATTAGGCGGACGCGTTAGGACGCGTAACCGATGTCCATCGAGTCACACACGGTGATTTCTTTTCCGTGGAGAAGCGCGCCGAAATCGTGTTCCGCCTTGGCGCGGATGACAACTTCATCGTTCGTGATGCCACTGACAACGGTCCCGTTCGCGTCTTTGTACGCGCCGCCGTCGAAAGCGTCGATTTCAAGCCCGGACTTTTCGGCAATGGCAAGGTGCCCAAACGCCGCAAAGAACAATTGAGTCTTGTTTCCGGTCCCGTTTCCGGCCGCATCGCCCACGAGGTTGACCGGGATTTGGGTGGTGGCTTTGATCGGTTGGCCAAGCCATTGGCCCAATTTGAGCTCCGGAAAGACCATCGCCTCCGTGGAGCTATTGGTAAGCGCCATCAACCCAAAGAGAGTCCGGGTCCGCGCGATGTAACCCGTGGACATCATTCCGTTGGTGTCGTCCATCACGAGACGCTGCATCTTCAACCCGTCCGCGCGGGCCGTGGTGGCGGTGGGGACTCCGCCGGCAAGCGTCCGGTTGAAGCGGTGGGCCTCCGTGGTCCCGGCTTGGTCAACCCAAAAGTCCAAACCGCGCGGAGCGTAAGACGCGCCATCGCCCAAGATGAATTTTTGGTCTTCCTTGGCCGCCATCGCCCCCGCAAGGTGGTCCCGGAGAATCGCGTCCACCATCCAAGACGCTTCGGTCAAGAGCTCTTTTGAGATTGCCATGATGGCCATCAACTTTTTGCGGACCAAGTTCAAGCGCGCATCGGTGGGTGTCGATTCGTTGACGCCAATGTGCTCGCCAGTGTAGGACGCGTTTACGGCCGTATCAAAATAAGGCATTGACAGCGTCCCGCGCGAAAGCGGAAGCGTCCGGGTCCCCATCCCACGGACGACGGATAGCGGATGCATGTAGTCCACAAATTCGTCCGCGTAGTCCCCTTGAATGAAGCTTGCTCCGCTTCCAAGCTCCGCGGTCCCAAGCGTCCGGATGGCGTCATTGCGGGCCGAAACATCGGACCCGTGAAGCGCGCGCACTGCATCGCGGGACTCTTCCAAGCGGCCTGCCGTGGCGTCGTCGCCCCACCGGTTCTTTGCGTGGGCAATTGCGTCTTCAATGTTGACGCGGCCGGACGATGAAGTGGCCCCGGCGGCCGCGATGGCGCGGATCATGCGCGCGGCGGTAAGCCCGGTTTTATCCGCGATCCGGCCCGTTTTGGGGACGTTTGAAAGCACGGGGACGCGGTGGCCCCCAAGCTCGATGAATTGTTGCGTCACGTACGCGCGGGCCCCGTCCACGATTTCTTCACGGGACTTGGACCCGTCATAAACGCCGCCGCGTTGGGCCGCCGTGAACCATCCGTGGGCCGCTTCGTCCGCTCCGGCTCCGCGCGCTTGCTTGAAGTCCGCATCGAGCGCCGCCACCTTTTCGTTGGTTTCTCGCATCGAGTCCGAAATGGTGGACGCAAACTTCCCAAGCTCCGCCGTCACGGCCGCAAGGGTTTCTTTGGAAACTTTGTCATTGGTACCGGACACACGGACTCCAAGGTGGGTGGGGCCGCGATTGGCGCCAAGGGTAGGGTAATCCGCGCCCCCGCTACAGACGAAGCGCCCCCTTTAGAATTCCCGCGAGGTCCGGCGGGTCTTCCACGGCCAAGGCGGCCGCAATGGCCGCGACGGCGGCCGCGAGGTCTTCGCCGTCCGCCGCGAGGTCTTCGCCGTCCGCCGCGAGGTCTTCGCCGTCCGCCGCGAGGTCTTCGCCGTCCGCCGCGAGGTCTTCGCCGTCTTCGGCCGCGAGGTCTTCGCCGTCCGCC